CTTGCCAATGTCTCTGCGCGGATCTTCTACAAGTGGCGCAACCGCGGTGAGGATGAGCTTCAGCGTGTGGAAGAAGGTCATCGGAGTTGCCGGGTTCGGAAAAGAGAAAAGCCCTATGTTCAGTTTTTTCGGGAGACTACGCGCGCGATCGCTGAAAGCGAGAAGGAGCTGGTCAAAAACATCAAAGATGCGGCTCCGGATGATTGGCGGGCCGCGATTGCGCTTTTGGAGCGCCGCTTTCCGGAGCGCTGGTCGAAGCGGACCAACGTCGATATCACGAGCGGCGGGGAGCCGGTCGAAGGTTGGCAGCTAGAGGTTGTGCAGACTGAAGCCGATGAGTTCGAGCAAGAGCGACGGGAATCCGGCGACCGTCCGACCGCCCGTCAAAATGGCACTGTCCACCAAAACGGTCACGAAGACTGATATGGGCCGCGTACCGACACTCACGTGTACCCCACTGGCCCTTCAAACCATTCGCGAGTTGGAGAGGGGCACTCGTTACGTCGTGCATGAGGGGAGCACGCGCTCCAGCAAAACTCAATCGATAGCGCAAGCGCTGATGGTGTTGGGGACCAAGACGGCACTTGAAATCGATGTGGTTCGTGAGTCGATGCCTGTGCTGCGCCGGTCGGCGATGAAAAACTTCGTAGAGTGGATGAAGGAGAAAGGTGTGTACTCAGAGGCACGTCATGACAAGACAAACGAGGTCGTTGGTCTCCCGGCCGAAGAAGGCATGACGAAAATTCGCTTCTATGGCGCAGATGAGGAGCAGAAACTCCAAGGCCCAGAGCGAGATATCGCGTGGATCAATGAAGCTAATGAGCTCAGCGGAGGTGTTTTCCGCGACATTCGACGCCGGACACGCCGCTCGCTCATAATGGACTACAACCCCAGTCACGGCTCGAACCACTGGATTGACGAGGAAGTCGTGGACTCGCACCGCGCAACCGTCATCACCTCAACGTACCGCGACAATCCATTCTTGCCGGAGGCACAGGTACAAGACATCGAGGCGGACGTGCCGGTCTACCGCGAGCCGAATGGAGAGGTCGTAATTGACTGGGACCTGAGCTACGACGGAGATGGCGTGCTTATCGCGGGTGACCCAGCGGAGTGGGCGGTCAACGGCCTTGGGCAGCGCGCCAAGTCCGACCGCATCATCTTCCCGCACTGGACGATCACCGAGCGCCCGCCCTCTCTGGATCGGTGTGATGACCGCGCATTTGGCCTGGACTTCGGCTGGAACGCGCCCTGCGTGCTCGTGGACTGTCGGTGGCAAGACATGATGGGTGAGGACGTGAACCTGACGTGGCACGAGGTCTTCCGGGACACGAAGCTTCGCAACAGCGACCTCATCGACGAGCTTGAGCGCCACGATGTGCCCGAGGACGTCCCGATCTGGTGCGACGACGAGCCCGACCGGATTGAGGCGCTAAAAGACGCGGACTTCGACGCACGGCCGGCCAAAAAGTCAGATTACGAAGCGACCGTGCGGACGGTTAAAGATCACCGCCTCCTCGTGACGTGCTCCAGTGGCAGGCTGCAAGAGGAGATGGAGAGGCTGCAGTGGGACACCGACGCCGATGGCAACATCCTCGACACGCCAGTCAAAAAAGACGATCATGGCCCGGATGCCGGTCGGTACGGGACGCACTCGCAGAAAAATCGTGATCAAACCTCAGGCGGGGGCGGCCTCCACTCCTCCCGCAATGGCGCCGACTCGCATCCAGGTGTTTCTCTTCGCAGATAGACTGATCTGATGGAAGTACCTACAAACGGACATACAGAGCGCGTCACAGACTCGCATACCGGCCTCACCATCGATGCGCCGACGGCGGGGGACGGAGCACCTGCTGCTACAGGCTCTAGTCATGCGCCTGCACGTCGCCTCCAATCTGCTCGTTTGCCGACGCGCCCGGTCCACCGGCGCCATGCTGCCGGGTGGCATCGGGCTTCGGACGAGCTTCAGAGTTGGGAGAGTGCCTCCGCGCGGTTGAGCCACACGTCGCCCGTCAAGATCAGACAGGGGCACCAGCAGCCGATCCTGAAGATCGTCGACCGCCTGCCAGGGTCGGGACCTGCGCACCACACTCAGCTTCTGCTGTGGCACGTCATGCGCGAGTACATTCCGACCCTTGACGCGGCGATTGGCAACCGCCGGCAGCTGGAAGGCAACCTCGTAATCCAATCCGAGGATGAGGGTCTTCAGGATGAGCTCCGCACCTTTTGGGACGGGATCCCGGTCGGGCGACTTGACGGAGAAGCGTCGTTCCGAGGTGGGGATTTCTACCTGAACATGCTCGCGGAGAACGCCGACGAATACGGGCTCTCGGCTGGGGAGATGATCGTCTCTGACGATGCGCGCTCGATCAGTCGTCTCGTGGTGCCAAACACGCGCTCCCTGTCCACAGCTGATCGCAACGCAGATGGTCTTTTTGAGCTCTACCAAAATGATCCATCGCTCTTGGAGCGGCCGGATGTAGACCGCACAGAACTGAGCCGGCTCGACAACCGGCCGACGGTGCAGACGCTCGCGTTTCGGCCGTCGACCGAGAGCGAGTGGCCCTATCCGCTGGCGTGGTCTCTGAAGAAGGTGGGCGAGGCGTTCCTCCGGATCGTGGACTCGACGATCAATGGGTGGTGGCGCTTTGGGGACCCGAGCATGCTTTTCAACTTGGAGTTCGATCCGGAATCGGAGTTCGAGACAGTCACCATCTCGCCAGAAGAGGGAGACCAGTCGGCGCAGGACGTGCCCCAAGCCCTCGTGTGGCTCAAGGAGGGCATGGAGGCGACGATGAAGTCGCGTCGCCAAGGCAATGTCGGGGACATGTATTCCTATGTCGATGGTGGCGAACTCTCCTCCGAGGTGATCGGCGAGATCGACTCGACGCTGATGGGCTTTGTGCAAGAGCATCAGGGCCACCTCGGCGCGCAGATCATTGAGCACTCGCACACGCCACCGTGGATGTATCCGTCCATCACGCAGGTCGGCGACGGGCTCGGGTCGAACCGCTCAACCAACATGAGTCTCGTGGCGGCCGTCGCGGCGGGGAAGCGAAATGATCTGAAGCGGCCGCTCGCCCGCGAAATTCTGAATACCGAGCTCACGCTTCGGGGCGACAGCCAGTACGTTGGGCAGTTCAACCTGAGTTTTGATGAGCTGTCGATTGTCGACGAGAAGGTGCGCGCCGAGGCGGACTTGACCGAAGCGCAAGCCGAGCAGATTGCGATCAACAACGCGGGGGTGGCCTTCACCGAAGACGGCGAGCGACGCTTCACTGGGGAGGCGGAGCAAATGCTTCAGCGGAAAGGGGTGTACCAGTCAGACGATTAGTCTCATGCCTGAACCCGAACCCACACCCCAACCAACCGCCGAGTCGATCGCCCGCGAGTTTGACCGGCTTCGCGGCGCGGTCGTGTCGTTTCCAGCACTGCGGTTCGTCGTGGAGCGCATCCCCGACGAGGTGCCCAATCCTGCCGAGTCGGGCAGCCCGGCCGACGGGCTTCACGGGCAAAATTCCGTATGGCTTCGATCTGGAGGCGATGGAGAACCAGTGGCATCGCGCAAGCAGCCCTTTGCGCGAAAACGGTTTGAGTTTCGCGACTTCTCGCCAGCAGGAGACCGCCGGATTGAAATGGCGCCGCGGCCGATGCGACTCAACCAGAAGGAGCAGGCGCTTACCCAGCGCCAAGAGATGTTTCAGCAGCAAGTCGTTGAGCTCAACCAACAACTCGTCAACGAGCGCATCCGCAGTGACGAGTGGCTCCGGCGCATGATGGGGGAAGTCAAAGACTTGCACACCACGGCTTACGCGATCGGCTGGAGTGGTCGCTTTGATGAAATACCGAACGGGGCTTGGGGAGAGGCAGGCGCGATCGTTCAGAGGCAGTTCCGGTTTCTCCGGCGGTGGCGACGGGAGATTGATAAGGTCGAGCGAGAGGATCTGTCGATTACGCAGATGAACGATCGCGCGCAGAAGTACGGGGCCGCGGCCCGAGAGAGCTTTCAGGCAGGCTACACCGCCGAGGTGGGCCTGAAGCCTTCTGTGCTTCCGGCGATGCCTGCTGATGGGACCACGATCTGCATGACACGGGACAAGTGCCGCTGGTCAATTCAGATCCTCTCAAAAGAGAACCAAGACTTCAACGCGACCTGGAAGCTGGGCATTGCTGAGCACTGCCAGACGTGTTTGGACAGGGCCCAGAACTGGACACAACTGGAGATTCGAAACGGCGTCATGAGGTCAAACCCCGAACCGATCTTTGAGCACCGTAGTGGCTAGACCCGAGGGCAGCACATCACTGGATGACCCTTTGGAGCAAGGGCCGCTTGATGCTCCGCACAATGCATCGGAGAAAGACCTGAAACGCGTCCGGCAGGTAAACAGAAATTCGTTGATCCGCGAGCATTACCCAGGTCTGCGGGACAAGCACGGGCGCGACGAGGCTTTTCAGCTTCTATCGGAGCGATTCTCCTGTAGCACAGCGACGGTGCGAAAGGTGGTGTATGGCGAGCGGTAGCCCTGTGCCACAAAGTGTGGAGCAACGCACACGCGCCTCATTCCATTTCAGGGATGAGGCGTTTTTGTGTTTGCTAGTGCCCACTCATGGCCGTCACGGTCCTGTACACGTCGGATGAGACAGAGCCGGAGCCCGACCTGCCCGGCAGTCTCTCGGCGCTTCGCTCCCGCGCAGAGCAGGGTGAGCGGCTGAGCGCCACCTACCAAACGCGGCACACGGCACAGCTGGACACGACGGATGGTCGCCTTGAGGCGATCAACGAGCAGCATTCCGACATCGAATTGCAACCAGAAGACATCGAGATCTTCCGGGATTTCGCGGTCCACGACCTTGGGCCGGAGAAAGGAATGCGTCGCCCGCTCCGCTTTACGGAAGCGGCCCTGCAGAAGCTGGGTAGCGACTTTGAGGAGGGCCGCACGATGAACCTGCACCACGACGGCGAGCGACAGGTCGGCGCCACCTTTGGGGCGTCTCTTGAACGGAGCGCAGAGGTGCGCGGCGTGGAGGCGACGTGGCTTGCCGTCGACTGGTTTGCTCCGACGCTGGACGCCTCCAACCAGCGGCTTCAAGACATCCGTGACATGCAGACCGGCGTGATCCGCCACACAAGCATTGAGTTTGCGGGGGGGCAGTGGACCGAACAGTCCTTGGGCGCGAGCGGCAGCCGCCCATACTTCGAGATCGATGTGGGCGACCCGGAGTCGTTCCGGGACCAGCTGGAGGCCGAAGGCATTGCCCGCGTCGGCCTCGGAGCCGTTCGGGGCGCTGGAGCAAGCTAACTGACTTTCATCCCATTTGAATGACCGACTTGAGACTATGGCACAGCTGAACGTCCGAACCCAGAACGAAGACGGCGAGCATGTGACGCGCACCTTCCACCTCGAAGATGAGCACGCGCCCGACGAGACCGAACAACTTGAGGCGCTTGCCCAGCAGGCCGAGCGCGTTCCGGAGTTGCGCAGCGAACTGAATGAAACGCAAGACGAGCTCAACGCAGCTCAGGAGCACATCGTCTCCGACATCATCCGCCGGAAGAAGCGTGCTGGCGAGTTGGAGGGTGAAGAGGAGATCAACGACGAACGAGAGTTTCTCGGCGGTCTCCCGATAGAGCGCCTCAAGAAGCACTCTGAGCGCGCCCCGTCCGGCGAGGAGCTCTCTACCGAGTCGGCCATTGATCCCGGCAAGTCCTCCAACCCGCCCGCGAATGGGGTTTACGGAGACGCCGTGAAGTAGGCCGTCAGCTGCATCTGTTTTCGCTCTGAATACAACTGACAGTTTTTACAGGATATGTCCGCTTTCATCCATCTCAAGGCTGACTTCGGCGAGGTCGACACGCTCCCGTTTACAAACGGCTCCGGCTCGGAGCTGAGTGGAGGCGACCTTCATCAGGTTGGCGACAAGGTTGGCGTCGTGTACGAGGATACGCCCGACGGCGAAGATGGCCTCTTGTTCGTGGGCGTGCCTGCCCCCGGCGTCGACGTGCCGAAGGAGGCCGTTGCCTTTAGCCGCGGGGACGTTGTGCGTTACGACAGCGCCAATGACGCTGTAGATGCCGACGCTGGCACCCCCAACCCGATTGTAGGCCACGCCTACAAGGACGCTGCTTCTGGGGACGCTCGCGTGCGGGCCGTGCTTACGAACGAGAACGTGGCCTAAATCAAACTGACTTAGAGTTTCTCTTCACGACCACTGACCGAGACCTATGCCTATCGATTTTGCCGATCCGGTGCGCCTTCCGCTCGCGCCTCGCGCCAATCCTGAGTCGGCCACGAGCCTGCAGGCCGGCACGCCGTCGACGCGCGGCGAGACAGTGCCGATTCACCCGCAAGAAGACTTGATCCGGCTCGACTCCGAGCAGCGCTTGTCTGAACGACAGATGTTCGAGATGGTCACCTCGGAGGACCCATCCGAGCGGGCCGCGGCGATCAATGCGTTCAACGACCGGATGCAGCTCTACGGGGATCTCATCACGGGCACCCGCACGGTGCACCTGTCGCAGGATAGCCTCTTTCCGACACAGGAGCACCAAGGCATTCCGACGGCCGTCTTCTTCGGGGATACCGAGCGGCAGTCGGTTGATACGCGCTGGACGGTAATGTACCAGATCAACGACTACCGCCAGCGGTCAAGCCCCTTCTTCCGGCTCGTGGACCTGTATCACGCGATCACGGTCCAGAAGCTGCAGCTCGGCGAGCGGATCGAGATGGGCTCGGTTGAAGCCGGGGAGGAGATCTTTGAGACCGATTACTACGGCATGGGGCTCCAGTGGAATCGGTTGTGGGCCTCCTTTCAGGACATTTGGGACAATGGTCGCGGGATGGCGGCCCTACAACGAAAGTGGGCCAACAACCAGACGGACATCGCCTACGATACGATCACGGCCTCGGGGCTCTCGACCACCTCGTACCAGGATGCCGACAATTCTGGGGGCGTCAGCCTGCGAAACGACATCGCCACACTTAACCAGGCGATGACCGACATCCAGCAGGCCATCTACCAAGACACCGCGGACCAGTCCGGCGAGCAGACGGAGGAGACAATCGATAACCCGCAGTTTACGCTCCTCTACAACTCGCACAACCGCGACTTTAAGGAGCGGATCAACACGGCCCTCACAGCGCGCCTCACGCTCCCGAACTCGAACTCCGTCGCCGAGATTGATGACGACTTCGACGTGACGCCAATCGGAAGCCCGCGCGTGCCGGATGGAGACTGGTACATCACGCTGAACGGCCGGAAAAACGTATGGGCCCAGTTCCGCGACGCGACGATGTTCGACGTGGAGGACCCGCGTGTCATGGGCGTTGCCGACGGCCGCGTGGGGCAGGGCGCGTTCAAACCAGTGCGCGGGGACGCCAATCAGAGCCGCAAGGTCGCCACGAGTTAATCTGCTGACTGAGCCGCTAATCTGATGCCAGAGGTTCGCCTCAGAAATACGTTCCGAATCGGCGTCGGGATCGAGGTGCCGCGCGCTGACCCGTCCAAGCGCCTGCGCGGCGAGTTCGTAGAGCTTACCGGCGAAGAGTTGCAGGCGCTGCGGTCTGAGCTGGGAGGGGGTGGTAAGTTTCCGGATCTATCAGAGGAAAACCTGGAGATTCAAGGAGCTAATTCCGACGGCGGGGAGGGTGATCCACTTACAGAAGTCGTTGGTGACACTACAGCCGACAGGTTCCGGAATGCAGGATTCGAAACGCTGGAAGAGGCAAAGGCGGCCTCTGACGAAGAGCTCGAAGAGGTGTACGGCGTGGGGGGCGCCACGATCGATGATATCAGAGACGCGGAGCAGTAGGTGATCCTTATGGGCGCCTGGGCTGACATGACATTGAGCATGGCGGAGGTCAAGGGGCTCGCAGAAAACTTGCTCACAGACCGGCAGTCTGGCGGTTTTAATCCAGATCTGACCAACATGGAGCGCGAGCAGGCGGCGAAAGGGCGTCTTGAGGACGTGCTTTTCAAGGCGGGCGGCTTGGCTGCATTCGTCGACGATGCTGGCGGGCCCGACGCTCTACTCGACGCTTTGGCCGACGACGCGACCCTCAACGGACGATTGCAACGAGGATTTGCCTTGGCCTTCTTAGACCTGTTCGCAGACGATGACGCCGTCATTCAGAGTGGACGCACCGCCGAACGGTCCGGTCGCTTTGCGGGCCGGTTGAAAGGGTGGGCAAAAGCATTTGGGAGCATTGCTCCCCACGTGCTCGGGTACACGAATCAACCGTCTCCGGCTGGGGCGGGGGCATTCGCGTCTACGATGTCCACGACTTGATGAGCGCTCGCTATGGGACGCCTTGCCGACATGGTGGAGGAGAGCAAGCGCCGCGCCTTGGAGGGAGCGACCTCGTCGGGCGCGATGGAGAAGGGGGCGCGCATGGCTCGGCGTTTCATCCGCACGCGAACCCGGAAGGGCATAGACCGGCACGGTAATCAGTTTGCGCCCTACGCGCCGAGCACCGCGCAGAAGAAGGGGCGCTTCTCGCCGGTGACGCTTAAGGAGACCGGCCAGATGCTGCGCTCGCTCTCGATCCGCACCAACGACGATGTGGACTTTGACCCGTCCGCAGGACCAGCAGGGGGCGGGCAGTTCCGGAATCGAGGCAGCGGACGGTTTGTCGCCCGCGACGAGGTTTCTTTTGGGGCGACGGTGAACCTGAAGGGCTCTCGCAACCGGCGGATTGGGCGATACCACATTGGGGGCACGAAGCACATGCCGCAGCGCGACTGGTTTGGGGTCACATCCAACGAGCAGACACGGGTTACAAACACCGTTGGCAATCGCGTCACGGGTGGCATTCGCCGAGAACTTCCAGACGATCGGCGGCGGCGCGTTAAGATCCAGCTTTTTTGATCAGGCATGAGCTATACGCCGACCAAACACATTATGCGCCGCGTCGAGGCGGCCTTGGAGTTTGACCTCCTGGGGTCAACGGGCGCGGCTACGGCCGCCCACGACGACGCGAATGGCGACCTGAGCCCGCTGAATAGTTCCCCCGTGGTCGAGAGCGTCAGCCGCTACCTCGTCGACGTGCTGGTTGCAGGCGATGTGTACGCCACCACACGAGGCACTGGAATCGCAGTTGGGTATTCGTTCGCGAGTGACTTGCAGGACCGGCCGACATCGCTGACCGAGAACGCGCTTGGGCGCATCGTGGACATTGAGGTGTCTGTGATCGCGGTCATCGACTCGATGGACGCCGTAATCGGCGCGGCGCGCGGAGAGCAGCTCGACGACATCATGGATGCGGTGAAGCGCATCTTCGGGGCCGGGCGGCGAGACGGCACAAACTTCGGCGTCCAGACGCAGCACACCGGCGACATCCAAAAGCTGGAGGGCGGCGGCCGGCAGGCCCCGTGGGTGGGCCAGACGATCCCGATCAGCTTCCGCCGCAGTGAGCGTGACCTTCAGACTTAACACGAGCCGATATGCCAGATGAAGAGCCCGCCACGACTGACACGGAGCCTTCTGAAGACGAGGGGCGAGACACGTACACCCCGCGCAAGACACACGTGCTTCAGATGGAGCAGGAGGCCCCGCACGGCGAATTGCGCATCCTTACGTACACGCTGAAAGAGGGGTTTACCTACGACGTGGTGGAGGGCGAGGAGGCCGACGAGGCTCTCGGCACCGCGCCCGTCAACAATGTCGCTCAGATTGTCCGCGCTGAAGCTCTGCCGAACCATTGATTTCAACCTGTAGCTTACTGCCATGTCCGACCAGATCGTAGAAGAAATTCAATTTGACAACACGGGAGACGGCGGGTCAACGACCGAGACCTTTCAGGCCGACATCACGACGGACGGGTCTCTGGACGATAACCCCGACACGGTGACCGTCCTTGAGGGCTTTGATCGGCGCCGCGGCTTCCAAAAGGAGCCCTCGTTTCAGATTTTGAACCCAAACGCATTTTCGACTCTGAGCCCGCTCATGACGAGTCGAAACGACGTGGAGGTCACGATCACGTGGAAGAATGGCTCCACCACTGTCGTCTCGGGGCTGAAAGCCAACGTGCTCCCCGTGACGGCCGTCCGGCCCGATTTTAAGTCCGTGTGGTACGACACGGACACTGGTGCTGTCGATAACCCTGACAACGAAGGGAGTAACACATCAGACGGCTCGTGGACAGAGCTCTCCGAACCGCTCGGCAATTTCAGCGAGGACCACGACATCATCTCCCGCGAGAATGCCCGCGGACTTCCGTTTTACATCGCGGGGCTTCTGGACGTGACGGTGCCGATGTTCTACGACGCCACCGCGCTGTCGAGCCTGCGCACCGAGGACAACAACAACAACGAGATTCGCCTCGCTATTGAGACGCAGGCGGGCAATTACCTGATTTTCGGCGACCAGTCAGGCGGCGGCGTGGAGGTGGAGGTCCGCCAAATGCCGTCCCCTGCGTCCGATGAGGTAAATCACTTCGTGGCTAACGTTTTGCAGACCGGCGACTTTGACAGCATGATCACCTACCCCTCCGGGGCGAGCGACCTCTTCTTCGGCGCGCAGGTGGACATGTTCTCGTTCGCGCAAAGTGAGGGCGACATCCTCACCGAAAACCGCTAAACCTTCATGATTGAATATGACTGAAAATAACTCAATAGACCGAAGGGTTTACCAGAAGTGGCTGATGCGCACTTGGATACTGAGACATCCGCGTTATAATTATCAAGATACCCCCAGTGGGGATGCAAGAGAGTACGCAAAGCGCCAGTCAGAACTTCAAGGCCTGGACCCCTTCTACCTGTTGAACTGAATAGCCTCTTATGACCTCAGCGACATCTGATTCTCAAACATGAATGTCTACCGACGCTGATTACACGCTCGAAGAGCTGTTCGAGCACTCGATCAACGAGTTGGCTGCTAACGAACCACTGCCCGGCACCACCTACGAAGTTGCGCCGGGCATTGTCGGCGAGATGGGCTACCCCACGCTCAAGCAGCGAGAGCGGTTTTCAGAAATCCGCTCAGACCTGACAGAGATCTTCCGCGAGGACGCGACGGCCGAGGACTTCGAGGCGCTCGGCCAACTGGTTCGGGGCGAAGAGCCAGAAGAAGGCCAGAGCCCGATCCGGGAGGGTGTGACCAGCCAAGAGTTTCAACAGCTGACATCGCGGGTCAACTGCGAGGCGACCTGTGAAATCCTGTCCTTTGACGAAGAGGGCGAGCCCCACGACGTCGTGCCCGACATGGCCGCGGTGGTGACGCGCCATTTTACCAGGCTGAGGGCGGTGGGGAATGGGTCCGTGAGCGCATCCTGAAGGGCGTGCGCTCGCCTAACAATGATAGCTCGATGCGCCTGATGCGGTGGGCCAAGCGGTGGCACCGGGCAGAAGGATGGCGCCACCGGCTTCGGGTCCTGTGCGGCTACGACGCCGAGCGGATTGACTACCACTGGCAGGAGGTGCCGATTGATCGGCTTGCCCGGATGTGGAAGTCGAAGCTATCGGAAGATGCCTACGAGCAGACGGGCGGGTCTAGGGGGCGGTCTCGTCGCGGTCTATGACGCCCTCTCGAATGTCTTCAATTAAGTCAGCGAAGTAACCGCTCACGCACACGAAAAGTCCGGCAGCAATTGTGATAATCCCTGCGAGGTTCGGTTTAGCCCCAGGGCCAATCCAAGAGAAAAGCATGACGCCGAAAAACATAAGCCCGATCCCGAACACGTAGAAAACCAAGCTCATGGCACAGTCCCTCCGGTTTGAATTACTGGGAGATGCCTCAGATCTCCAAAAAGCCTTTTCCGAGGGGGCAGGTTCCGCGGAGGCGATGGAGGCGACGCTGGGGGATCTGCGTGGGCAACTATCCTTGATGGAGGAAGGACAGGTCGCCTTCAACGAGGCAACGCAACGCTACGTGAATGCCTCTGGGAACTTTGTTTCCAGCGCTGAGGGTCAGAAGCGTGTGCTGGAAGAGCTCCGATCCATGGGCATTCGTACGGAGGAGGGGTTGCAGGAGCAGGTGGCTACGCTTGAGCGGCTCAAAGACGCCGTAGAGGAGGGAGGCGTTGCATACAAGCAACTAGCGGACCGGCAACAGCGCTTGCAGACGGAGCTCTCTGAGTCCGGCCAGTCGGCGGCCCAACAGGCGAGAAGCCTAGAGCGCTTAGATCAGCAGCTAGGGGAGTCGACCGTGGCGATGGGAAATTTTGCAGCCCGCCAGCAGCAGCTGCAATCCCAGTTCGGTGGGCTTTCGTCAAGCACGTCCGCGACGGCAGATGAGATGCAAGCACTCTTCCCGATTGCGAGTGATCTAGGATTTGTACTCCAGGACGCGGGATCTTTTGCTTTGTCCACAACGCAAGGAATAAGAGCAGTTTCCAACAACCTCCCCTCGTTGGTTCGTGGATTCCGAACAGCCAAAGCGTCAGGGGCAAGTCTGCTGAGCATTTTTTCAGGACCGGCGGGTCTGCTAATTGGTGTGAACGCACTCGCGGGCGCCCTTCCATTCCTTACACAGCAGTTGAGCAGCATGGGGGAGGAGGCTGAAGACACCGCTGACGAAACGGAAAACCTTGCCAGTCAGATTTTTCGTCTCCGCAAGGAATCTGAGGAGCCCATCCGTCTTGGATTAGAACAAGCCCGTCGCCAAGTTGACCTTCTTTCAACTCGCCTCGAAGAGTTGAGGGATCTTCGAAGTGACGTCCAAGAGCTTAACGAGCGCCAGACTCCTCAACCAACCGCTGGCGGCGCGCTTCAACCAAGTGGCATTGCCTTACCGCAAGGAGGAGCTGCGGCGACAACGCCCGCACAAGCTGAAGATCTAGAGCGTCTCCGTGAACAGATAGAACTGAGTGAGAAAGCACGGCAGCGCCTTAATAACATTATTGCCGAGCGCGAGTTGCAGAACGAACTTCTCAAGCAGGAGCGGCGGCAAATTGCGTCATCCAGCGAACTTGTGCGCGAGCAGGTCCGCCAAATCCAGAAGGGTACTGCCTCGACGGAGGCGCTCGTCACCGCTTCAGAGGAGGGCGTCGTGCGCTTCCGACGCCTGAGCGGGCTCGCCGATGATCTGCTCGGCCGCTACCAATCCGTCAACCAGCTACTCGAAAGGCAAAACCGCCTGGTCGACGAAAACCTCGTCACGCAGGAGCAGGTCACCGACGAACTGGCGAGCCGCCTGGAAGAGGCCGAAAACATCGAGCAGGTTCAGCAGCGCCTAAACACGGCTGTTGAGGACGGCCTGATCACGCGCGAGCAGATGCAGGCGGTGATAGAAGACATCCGTTCCGACACCGAAGACACCTCTGAGGAAGCCGAGAAGATTGCTGAAGCCCAGCGCCGCATCAACCGTGCCGTCGAACAGGGAGTTATCGCCCGTGAGGAAGCGAGGGCGCTAGTTGAGGACCTCGGAACGTCCAACGACCAGATTGTCCGGTCCACGGCGGAGGCGCTTGGCAATGTTGAGGGTTTGAGGGCAAAGTTCAGCGACCTCGTCGGCCTGCAAGGCACCGCCCTCGCCCAGGCCCGCCGCACGAAGGAGCAGTTCCAACGACAGGCGGAGGCACTCCGGAACGTGAACCGCATTTTAGCGCGCCGGGAGGACGGCATTCAGGCCGAGCAGGTCATGCCAGCGGGCCCTGGCAGTCTCGGCGAGATGCCGCCCGTACACCAAAGCATCCAAGACCTGAGTGGCCAGTCAAACGTCCTGAAGCAGTATGCACGGCGGCTCCGGGAGGCGAAGATTCAGGCGCAAGGCCTCAACCAAACGCTTGAGGACATTGAGCTTGCCGGGAGCGACCGAGAGCTCGGGCGCACTCCGAACCTTGGTGGGGCAGGAGAACCTGGGCTCTCCGCCCTTGGCATGAGCGTCGAGGAGATCCAAAACCAATTCGATGTCGGCAAACAGAAGGCCCGACAATTTAAGAACCAAGCGAAACAACAGATCGGGCAGATAATCAGTGCCGCCGATCAACTTGGAAGCGCCTTGGCTCAAGCCTTCAGCGACGGAGAGAAAAGCGCGAAAGACTTCGCATCAATCGCTCTTCAGGGCGTAGGTGGCATT